GTAACGATAATGTCTAAGGCATTGTAGACCATCGTAGCAATTTTCTCTATCAAACCAACAATTTCTGAATATAGTTCGTGCCGCATTGATACTGTCCGCTATTGGTGTTCGTTCAATTATCCGTGTTTTATAGCCTGCTGCACGGACAATTTCCTCGATTGACTTGCCGTTGCTTGCCAAGGTTTTGTTCTGTGCATCGTGCGGTAGCCATAGCGTGTCATACATATACCCGTAGGTTTGCATCAAGGCTAGGTAATGGCTAATAGTCTTTTGACTGTCTTCGTGATAGCGAATTAGCCGTGTTTCCATGCCTACAAACTGCAAGAACCATATCGCTGTGCTATCTGCCCAACCCAAGTCAAATATGGCGTGTACTGGCTTTGTAGGGTCATACGTGACTTTTGTGATACGCCCATCAAGTTCTGCCACTTGCATTTCTTGGGCAAAGATAGCGCCATCAACAGTCAGACGGCATAAGCCTTCCCATACTGTTTGATAGGCTGATGGGTCACGACTTTTTAGTGCGTCTTTTTCAAGCGCCAGCGTTTCGGGAAACCATGGGTTGTCTGACCAGTTAATCTTTTGAATGACAGCGCCTTCTGGTGGTCTAAGCACAAAGCGCTGATATGTTTCGTCTGTTTCTAACTCAGGGTTGAACGTCACCCAGATTTCGCTGTCTTCTTTACGAATGGTCGGTATTAGTACGTTCCACGACATACGACTTACCGTTTGGGCCTCTTCCACCCAACAGATGTCTATGCCTTCGTAACTTTTTACATTAGCCACGTTGTTTTTCAGCCCTACAAAAGCGAATTCTGACCCGTTTCTGCCTCTGATGCTGTGTTGTGTGACTTCAAATATGCTGTGCATATTCATTAAATCTATCTGGTCACACAGTAACTTGTGAACAGAATCCTTGATTGAAGTCTGATATTCACGCGCACATAAGACGCGAACAGGGCTTCTAGCTGCAAGGATTAGTAGCGCCTTGGCTACGCTGTGCGATTTCCCTGCGCCTCTGCCCCCGTAATAGATTTTGTAACGCGCCTTATCGAAAAGACTCGCCATTTTGACGGGAAACTGTGCGTTGGCTTCACTCATTAGGCTTGTGGAAAGTGACGCTAATGCCAGTCAATGGCTCACCATCAGCACCCGTGACTTCGTTCTTAACTGTTTCAGACCAGCGCATTTGGCTCTTTGTCCACCAGATAAGGCTAGTCGTGTCACCCGCCACGGCTTTGCTAAACAGCGTCTTGGCTATCTGCCCGTTGGCTTTTGCCTTGCCCATATCCAGTTCAGCACGATAGTATTTGCGTAGCGTCTTATCGTCTATGCCTACAAGCACGGCGATTGATTCATGGGGCAAGCCTAGACCAGAACTTGATTCAACAAGTTTCTTTGTTTCAGCGGTGGGAATATGTGAATCCATTTTATAAAGGGGAATTGGTTATTTAGTTTACATTTTCCGTGAATTCAAAGGTCGCTGTCAATCTAGCATCTGACGTTGTGCCACGCAGTACGCCTTTCGGTGATGGGTGTGTAACCCTACTAGGCTTTCTTGTCATTACCCAGTTTTTGGAATACTGCAGGCCGTGAATGAAAGCAGGCGAACTTGTTACTAGGGTTATCCTTAGTTTGTCTTTTTTATACTTTTTGGCTACTTCTGACATAAATCTTGAACCTAGCCCTATGCCCTGATAGTCAGGCTTTACGACTATTCTATGGATGCGTTTCATGTTTTTGACGCTTGGGTGAGGGAAATGCAGAACAGAACACCATGCGACGGGTTCTTTGCCTATTTCGCAAACGTACTTGTGTGCTGCATTGTTGTGGTCGTGGCTCAGATAGTGAAAGTCCATGAATTGCTTCCATTCTGATTGTTTTGCAGGCCTGATATGGCATTTGATTTCTGGTCGCCTAAGTAACCTCCGAGAAAATTCCATCGTGTTGCAGTCAAACACCCAGTCTGGTTCTAGCCATTCTTCAATGTCATAGTGGCAACTAACAGCGATGAACTGCTTATCTTGCTTGCGGATGAACTTTTGAATTGCAGCTGAACCGATGCAAGCCACTTGTCTATCAACGACAGATGTGAATTCGTCATAGATAAACGGCTCTTTGGCTTCTAGTATCAATCGAGCCAGTTCTGCTCGCATCTTCTGTCCGTTTGATAACACAGCAAATGGTTTTAGCCAGTCTGGCGGTGATGCAAAACCCACTTTTGATAGTATTTCGGTAATATCTTTAGCAGAATGTTCACCAAAGTCATCAATTATTGACTTGCCAGCCCATTCAAAGCCATCAAAGAATCTGAAATTTTTAAAGACTTTACGCGCTATCGTGGTTTTCCCTGTGCCTGATGCACCAACAATAAGCCCGACATTCCACTTTGTGCCTTCTATCGGGATATTTACATCAAATTCTTTTCTGACTGTATCCATGTCACAGTCAAACATTGACTTGACTTTGTTGGCTTTGAATGAATCAGAAGACTTGGATTCGACTACAAACTTTGAACTCGGCATTTGTAGCCCTCTGAATCTAGTCTGTTAAATATCTTTTCTTGTTCCGATTCATCTTTGCATTCCACAATAATATTAAACACTTCGTGGTAATTTTGGCCTTCTGGCTCTTTTTCTTCGACTTCATCAAACATCTTTGCCAGTTCGATTTCGTCAAAGCCTAAAAGCGTCAAGTCAAAGTCCAGACTGTTTAGATGTGATATTTCTAGTTTTAGAACTTCATCATCCCAGCCAGCGTTAAGTGCTAGTTTGTTGTCAGCAATGACATAAGCGCGTTTCTGTGCTTCTGTTAGTTCGCTCAGTTCAATCGTTGGCACTTCTTTATGCCCCAACTTCCGAGCTGCAAGCAGTCTTCCATGGCCTGCAATGATGCCATTTTTGCCATCAACCAATATTGGGTTAGTCCAGCCAAATTCCTTAATGCTTGCCGCAATCTGTGCCACCTGTTCGTCAGAATGTGTGCGACTGTTGTTTACATAAGGAATTAGTTCTTCGACCTTTTTTTGGGTGATTTTCACTTCTTTTTGGCTTTTTCTGCCTGTCGTTTTTCAGAATACGCTATCGCAACGGCTTGTTTTACGGGTTTACCCGCCTTAATTTCCGTCTTGATGTTTTCTTTAAACGCTTTCGGGCTTGTCGATTTCTTTAGTGGCATCGTTTTTCTCCAGTTCAGATAGTGTCCATTGGCATTGCTGTAACGCACCATTTATCTGGTGCAACTGTTGTTCAAGTTCTTTACCTTTGCTGATTAGGTCTTGGATTCGTAAGGTGATTAGTTCTTTGTTCATTAGCAGTTCCAGTTCTTCAATGATGCTTTTGCCCGTTCAGCAGGCCCTTTTGCGTTCTTTACAACGCCTTCCATACGCGCACAAAATGACGCTTTACGCCCTTCATCCTTCTTTGTCTTAGGGTTTGGGGCTGGTGGCTTTAAGTGACTGCCGTTCTTGGCGTTGTATTCAGCGCGACCTTTGGCAGTCATGCCAGCGCCTTTGTCCGTTGGGTTGTAGGTCTTGCCCTTACCCGTGGTCTTGTGTTCAATGGGTTTGTCGTGCTTTTTCATACTTTCTCTATTACGGCACAAATGTCTTGCCAACTCATTTTTAAGTGGCGTTCACCATTTAGATTTAGTTCTTCAAACTTCAAGTATTCAGCGCTGTAATCTTTGGCTAATGTGCCAAATACGACTTTATCGCCAATATTTACGCCTTGAAATAGCGCATCATCGCCAGCTGCAATGACTGTACCGATTGAATCGGCCTCTGCCATCGTGCTTGTGTCTAGGATTAAAGATTTAACCCGTGGTTCGGGCTTAACAATGATTTTGTCGCGCAACGGTTTGACAATCATTCTGTCACCTCTGGCTTGACTTTTGGTGGTCTGCCCATGCGTTTAGCGCGCAAAAAATCCCCCGCAGGGGAAACTTCGGCAACTGCTTTTGCGAAGAACTCACCGCAAACCTCTTGTGGACTGCGGTTTTGATATGTGGGATAGCGCCTACAAAGACCCAATATTGAATTGGTATCTACGTAATGCTTACAGTCTTTACAATACTCAGCAACCATATCAACTCCTTTTTAGTTGGTTGGCTAGAAGCCCCGTAAGTCCCGACTGACTTATGGGGTTTCGCTTTTAACGATAGTGTGAACGGTCGTGGGTATAGCAAACGCCAGCAGTACGACCAGTATTGAACTCGCCTTCCATGCCAGCAGTTTTGTCTTCTTTACCCATGGCAACACCACCAACAATTTTGCCCATGCGTTCGCCAGACATATCGCTCGATGATGCACCTTTAGGTGGGGTTGCGCCTGTGGTGCTTTTCACACCTTTACTTGAGTCCATTTTTCCCATGATGTTTCCTTGCAAGGTTACGACATTGTGCCACAATCAGGCTATGTCTATTCCATTATAGGGAGTTTTTTCAATGGCTACAAATTTTAAAATCACACAGGCTAAATCTAAGCCTACCAATGGCGGCCATTACGTTATGGAACGCGAATATAAAAAAGAAGCACGTAAAGTTTCTGAACTTGAAAAAGAATTAAAAGAGCATGAAAAGACAGATATGGCTCACGCTCACCCAATGCACAGAAGCCATGAAGCACAGCCACAAGCCGGCATTCCAGCGCTTCGTAAATAAGTTGTTGGTAACCACCTCATAAAGCAGAGTGTTCAACTTCCTTGGTATTTGCACAGTTCAAGGAAAATAAGGCGCTAACCCTTATTTGGTTACCAACACGGCTGAGGACTACTGACTTTCTATGCTGTGTGCATAGCGTCAAA